GGAAAGCCTTTTCAGCCGCAATAGGTATGGGACCAGGGTTAGGGAAAACTTCATTGGCACGGAACAACAACTTATTCGTAGACCATGACGACATTTCACCAGTGAATCCGCATGACCCAAAAATACAGTCGTTGTTAGCTAACGGGGATTTTGACATGATCAACAAACAACACCAAGATGTCAGGGTACCATACGGCAAGGTGCTGCTCACATGGGGCCCTGAGACCTGCCCTCCTTACACCAAGTATTTAGGGACAATTAAACTAAACACCGATAATATGGACATGACAGACATGTCAGAGATACGACAACAGTTGGCCAAACAAACGTTCTTGTTCAATCAATCAGGTAGAGTCAGCGTTCAGAAATCACGTGACAATGTGGCAGTGAAAGCACTACAATGGACCAACCAGTGGAAAAGTGAGACAATCAAGGCAGAACCACCTCTGAATGACTTACCCGGTAAAGGAGCAGTTGAGGCACTCTTCATACCTGACAGTTTATACGAGAGAGTGATAAGACCACCAGCCAAAAATGGCTCCTATGAACCAGAAACAGAACACAAACCCTTTATTGACAACATTGACTCAAGTACAAGCATTCAACCACATGTTTATGACGCACCACACGGTTTAGAGGTGCACGACCTGTGGAACAATGTAGATTTAACAATGAGCAACTATTTAGAATTCGCTGATAACAACAACAAGATGCGTACATGGGGACAAGCCAACCAAATCAGTGACTTTAACAAATACCTGATGACAAAGTACCCAAAGAAAAGTAGGCCTGTGTTGACGAAAAGAGCATACGCCACTGAGAGAGCAGCTGCCTTACGACTGGGCAGAGCACAAAAACAATACCAAACAATCCCAATGAGTGCCAAACAAATCACATTGGATGTTGCCGAAGCATTTTTTAGACCAAATTGGAGGGAGATTGTTAAAACATTTCAACCAGTAACACTTAATCATGAACTCAGCATGCAATGGTTATCTGAGCGCCCTGGAAGGAACAGAATAGCTGCCCTGTTAGAGGTTTTGCTGGCCGAGGGTTGGCCCGACCATCCAATCAATGTAGCAAACGTTCATGCAAAGCTTGAATCCTTACTCAAAAGCAAGCCGATATACAACTTTGACGAACAAGAAATCCGCATCATCGTCTGGCACTCTAAAGACATCGCTACAGCATTTGCACAAGTGTACAAAACAATCAAAAACCGTTTGAAGATGCTACTCAAAGACACAGTGACATATGCTGACGGATTGACTCCAGGCCAATTGACGCAAATAGTTGCACATATACCACAGGCTGAAAATGACCACATTTTTTGTAGTGACTTGCAAAAACAAGATATGATGACAACACACACTGAACTTGATGCTGAGTTCCTCATGTACGAGTGGTTAGGCGTTGACCCTTCCCTGAATAGAGTGTACAGAGAAAGCCATAACAATTGGCGGTTTAAGAGTAACACGTTCAGGGGAGTCAGTGATGCAATGCGCTGGACTGGTCAAGTCACAACAGCTCTGGGAAACGTGTTAGTAAACATGATGGTAC